CGTGTTTTACATAATTCCGTTGGTGAAACCGACCCAGATTGGGAAACAAATCGTCTGAAATTCGTAGAAGAATATAATCTACCCATAAGACATGTTAGCGAAGACAAATTACGTGTGTTGATTTGTTGCCAGTTCTTCAAAAACTACACTGGTTCTGAGGTCAGTAATTACGAGTTATCACGAGAACTTGTTAAATTAGGTTGTGACGTAACAATTATTACTTCAATGGTAGGTGACCCATTATTAAGTAAGGCACAAAAAAATGGCGTTAAAGTATATTCCTTCGGCAACCTTCCAAATCACCGCCTCAATAGTGAGGGTCAGTTCCAATTTGTTAAAAACGAGAAAGAATTCGATATCATTCACGTCAATCACAAACCAATTGGTGAAATTATATTACAACTTTACCCCAACACACCAGCAGTTATGCACGTCAGAAGCGAAGTCATACCGACTTTCGAAGAACCAATCGTTAATCCCGTGATTAAACGATATATAAGTATCAGAGAAACAGTTACTGAATATATTAAAACATTTGGAATCACCGATGACCAGATAGTAACAATTGATAATCCTTTCGATTATACCAGATTTAATACCAATTATAAGCAAGTTAAGAATGAGAAGGAAGTAGTGTTGTTTATCGGCACATTGGATTACCTGAGAATCAAAATTATCTTAGATTTAATCGAAATGACTGCTGAAAATAATCAGGAACTCTGGGTAATCGGTCATGATAACGGTGATAATCTGAAACTAATTACTGGTGAACACGTTAAATATTTGGGGGTTAAATCAAATGTTGAAGAATATCTGAAGAAATGTGACTATACCGCAGGTATTTTCAAAGGCAGAACAACAATTGAAGGTTTCCTTTGTGGTAAACAGGGTTGGATATATGTTGTGGACAAAGAAGGAAATATTTTAAATCGGGAATTAACTGCCGTTCCTACTGATGTCGAAAAATATAGGTCAGACTTTTCAGCCGAGCAGGTATTTAAGTTATATGAAGAAGTAATTGATGAAACTCAGCAATGAAAAGTGAGAAACGGCAGATAAAAAAGCGGATAAAAGCAAGAATCGGACTTCCGAAACAAATAAAAAAAATGGGTGTAAGAGACAAATTAAGAGAGGTTCAAAAATTTAAACCGATTCGTGTTGATTTGGTTGACAGGAATGAAATTAGGACTGGTGTAAAAAAAAGTATTAAAGAACCAATAATTTATGACATTAAAGATTATGGTGAATATGTGAAACCAGAAAATGTTGATTATGATGTTCTTATTTATATTTCATCGTTTGATAGATACGAAAAACTTCTAAGAATTTTAGAACAATTACATTCACAAGAAACCAGATATTCGTTCAAAATAATTGTGATGAATGACGGGTCAGTCGATAAAAGATATTATTATTTAAAAAATAAATTTCCCGAAATAATTTATTTGAAAAACAAAATCAATGGTGGACAAAAATTGTATTGGGAAACGACAAATAAAATATATGATGAAATAAAAAATTATTTAGTATATGCTGTCATTCAAATAGATGATGATTTCATTTTATGTGATGGCTTTATTGATACGTTAATTGATAGATTTTTTTGGTTGAAAGAAAAAAATAATGCCTATATGGGAATTAAGTATCATCTCGCATCTTTCAATGAGGAAGGTGATATTAGTGATAATGTTTTTGATTGGAAAAAAACACCACAAACTTTAGATGGAGGTAGTTTATTTGACCCAGAATTTTTAAGGTTATTTGATTATAAACTTCACAATTATCACGTATGGGGGCAATTATATAATTATGTCAGGCAATTTGGTGTTATGGTACATACTCTTAGAGAATCATTAGCTTATCATGATGGTAATTTTGACTCAAAAATGTATCCAGATGGACGAATAAATAGAAAAATTCATACAAAAAGGTTTGTTAATGATAAATCAGGGAACATCATATAGAATGAGTTTAAGAACAGGACAACAATCTCATAGGGTTAGTGTCAATACTAAAGAACAGACGTTATTGGCAGGTCCTTGGATTGGGGAATTCGGCTGGGAGTTGTTTTGTTGGCAAGGACATATTAGAACCATTGCGCCTGATTATAAGAAGGTTATTATTGCAAGTAGAGCGGGTCATGAATTTATGTATGAAGATTTTGCCGATGAATTCGTTCCAGTAATAATTCCACCTAATGCTCAATCAGATAGTTGGTTTTGTCGTGGTATGCCAGAAAACTTTGCACAGACACTTATTACGAATATTAAATATGACGTTAGAATTCCAGCAAAAAACATCGGATTTCTGATGTATGCGAATGGAGTCCCACAAAAAAGTACTTTATTTGGGTCACAAAACTTCATAAAGTTTGAATCAAACACATTGGATAAATCTTTTGACATTCTTGTGCATCCACGGAATAGAGATTTAGGTGCTGATAGAAATTGGAATAAAGAGAAATGGCAAGAACTTATTAACCAATTATCAGAAAAATATAGTATTGGCACAATCGGTACAGACGAAGCATTTGAGTTGGAGAATACTACTGACTGTAGAAACGTTTCTGTTCATGACACCGTGAGTCTGATGAATAGAACTAAATTGGTGGTGGGACAATCATCAGGACCGCTTCATCTGGCAAGTCTTGCAACGACACCTCATCTGGTTTGGTCATCAGCACACAATAAAGACAGGTATGAGAAATACTGGAATCCATTCAATACACCAGTGTATTTTTATTCGAATTACGAATGGAATCCACCTGTCGAATTCATTTACGATAAAATAATTGAAGCATTATGAAAATAATATTTGTAGCAGTTTTTAGTTATAATTCAACCAATGTTTCTCAAGCCGATGGGTTTAGGAAGAATGGTTGTGAAGTAATTGAATTTAATTACAGGGAGATTGCTGGAAAAGTCGGAAATCATGAACGAGATAAACAATTAGTTGCTCTTTGTGAAGCAGAAAAACCCGATGTTGTGGTTTTTAGTAAATGTAATGAAATTTATTCATGGGTTGTTGACGAGTGTAATAAACATTCTAAGACCGTCTTGTGGTACATGGACCCACTTAATGATAATTTTAATTATGCTTTGAAAGAAAAAATTCAGAAATGTACGTATAGTTTTTGTGCGCTTCAAGAACCACTTAGAGAAGCGAAAAGAATTGGCGGTAATAAGGTTTTCTTTTTACACGAAGGTTATGACCATACAAGTAATTATCCTGTTGATATTCCATATAAATATAATTATTCGTTTATTGGTGATGCAAGGGCAGGTAGAAAAAAATATGTAGATGCTCTTAACATATCGTTAATTCAAAATGCGTATGGAAAAGAACATTCAATTGCGGTCTCTGAAACCAAAATAAATTTAAATTTTACTGAAGGCGGTACATCGGACAGAACATATAAGGTTCTCGCAAGTAAAGGATTTCTTTTGACCGAACCTTGGGACGGCATGGAAGACGATTTTAGTGTTGGAGAAGACCTTGATATTTTTACGACTGTCGAGGAATTGAGACAAAAGATTGATTATTATTTAAAAAACGATGATGAGAGATTAATAATTGCCGAACATGGTTATCAAACTGTACGGAAATTTGACAGAATAAATTGGGCAAAAAAAATTATTAATAAATTATGAAAGGAAGAAAATCAAAACATAATCCCTATAAGGTGGTTCAGATGTTTGAAGAGGAAGTGGCTGAATATACGGGAGCACCCTTTGCTGTTTCTGTTGATAGTTGCACAAATGCGTTGTTTTTGTGTTTGATATATAAAAAATATGAAATGCAATTACAAAAGAGAAGAGAAATAACAATCCCTTCCAAGACTTACCTATCTGTCCCAATGTCCATTATTCACGCTGGTTTTGAACCCGTTTTTGACTATTCAATGAATGACTGGTCAGGAATATACCAATTAAAACCATATAATATATATGATGCAGCGAAACGATTAACAAACGACATGTATATTGGTGGTAGTTTCATGTGTCTTTCTTTTCATATCAAAAAAAACCTTTCAATTGGGAAGGGTGGGATGATTTTATGTGATGATGCGAATGCTGTTAAATGGTTTAAATCGGCACGTTATGAAGGAAGAAACGAAAAACTTTATCATGAGGATGATATTAAGATGCTGGGATGGAATATGTATATGACACCACAACAAGCAGCACATGGGTTGGCATTAATGCAAAATTATCCAATTGATGTTTCAGACTTGGGTGAAAACGATGGATATCGTGATTTAACCGAATTTACTGTATTTAAATATCATAAAAAAATAAATGAATAAAAGAGAAAAATTAAATGTCGTATTGGATAGAGTGAAAACTGTACCCACAGAATACATTCAAAGAAGTCTCTATAGAGACATTAATGAAATGATAATGTTATGCGATAATATTATCGAAAATAATGTAAAAAACGTTATTGAAATCGGTACTTATTGGGGTGTTGCGTCAGCAGTTTTTGCATCAATAATTGATGGTGATGTTTATACAATAAATGTTAGTGATGACGAAATTTTTCGTTCAAAAACATTGTGGGATAGTCTTGATATTAAAAACATAATACAAATTAAAGGAAGTTCCTTGGATGAACTACCAAAATTAGTTAATAAGATTCCCGATGTGGGTTTTGTTTATGTCGATGGTAGTCATGAAATACCTTTTGCAATGAAGGAATTCGAAATTATTAAAAATTCGAAAATTAAAAACGGTAATTGTCTGGTTTATTTCGATGACGGTCCTCTTGCTGGTGTACAACAAGCAATTAAGACACATAATTTAAAGATACTTGATGGGGGTCATGATTGGATGATTGAAGACCAAAAAAATAAAAATGCTAATGCAACATTAAGAGCATATCATATATTTGGTGATTTTAAGTTTGAATGAAAATGGACACAGAAATAAAATATAAAAACAATATAATCAAGTTCTATAATTTATTTGAAACTGGTCATAATATCGATAAATTTATTATGAATAATCAACTATATGCAAGACCTGACCATAATTTTGAATTTCTATTGGATTTAATTAAACCGAATAGTGTTGTATATGATATTGGTGCATATATAGGAACATTTTCAATCCCGTTTGCATTAAATAATATGGTAGTTCATGCATTTGAAGGGTTTCCAGATAATTTTTGGAGATTGAAAAAAAATTGTGAGGTATATGAAAAAATAATAGTTCATTTGGTGGCAGTTAGTAATAAAAATGAAACCGTTACCACAAAGTTCAATGATTGTACGGCACAAACACCAATCAAAAGAGAAATTAATTTTGTTATTTTCGATGAGTATTTGAAGGAGAATTATATTGCGCCACCTGATTTGGTGAAGGTTGATATTGAGGGAATGGAAACCCTTGCATTATTTGGAATGAAGAATCTCATCGAAAACGTAAGACCTATATGGCAAATAGGATATCATATAGGTCTTAATGTTAAATTCGATGGATACCCGGGTTTTGTACATTCAGAAGAAGGTGGTTTCAATTTCAATGAATTTAAGAAATACGGTTATAAAATATATAATGAACAAAATAAAGAAGTTCAAGGATTTACTGGTTGGGGTGAATATATTTGCATCCCTAATAAATAATTTTAATAAAAAATAGTAACATGAAAAATCATATTAAAAATTTTTGGGACACACAGGGTGAGACATATGGTGACCATCATTTAGCATCGTGGGGTGATAAATATGCAATTGACCTTGAGATTGAAGAAATTTCAGAACATTTAGAAGATGATGATAATGTTTTGGATGTTGGATGTGCCAATGGTTATTCAACATTCGAACAATTTGAAAAAAACCCAACATTGAAATTGGTTGGTGTGGATTATTCCGAGCCAATGATTGAAAACGCACAAAAAAGATTAAATAATTTTATAAAACCTAATAATTTATCGTTTGCTGTAGGAGACATACTTGATTTAAAATTTGATAATGAACAGTTTAATAAGGTTTATACGACAAGAGTATTAATCAATTTACCAACATGGGAAGAACAAATAATTGGATTAAATGAATTACTTAGAGTAACAAAAGTCGGTGGTAAGGTGATAATTTCAGAAGGTTTTTTCGAACCAATGATAAAATTAAATTCATTGAGATTAATCGCAGGTCTTTCACCATTAGTGGAACACGATTTTAATAGATATTTGAAGATTTCCAGATTGGAAGATTTTCTAATTCAAAAGAAATTGGTTTTCGAAAAAAATGATTTTTCATCGGTTTACTATCTGGGGTCGAGATTCATCAGAGAATTAGTTACCGATATTAGTAGATATGAAGGGTACTCAAATCCAATAAATGGTATTTTTTATGAATTAGAAAAGAATTTTTCTGGTGGTGGTTTCGGCATTCAACAGGCATATGTAATAACAAAAAAATGAAAAAAGCGGTATTAACAAGAGCAGATTCAAATATAAAAGAAATGACGGATATTACACTTCCTGTCATGAGAAAATATGCCGAATCAATGGATTGCGATTTTATTATTTTAGACCATGACCCACCTTTTCTTACATTAGACCACAAACCACATTATAGAATTTTAAAAATGTATGAGTTGTTTGATGAATATGATAAAATTCTGCATCTTGATGCCGATATGTTAATAAACAAAAATTGTCCAAACATCTTTGAAACTGTGCCAGAAAATATGATTGGTGTCATATTCGAAGATAAGGGAAGTAGAAGAGGTAATAGACATTTTAAAATACAGAATGTTCAAAAGGTTTGGGGGGATGTTGGTTGGGTTAATGGATATACAAATTCTGGTACATTACTTTTATCAAAACAACATAGAGACGTTTTTTTACCACACAATGGTGAATATTGGTTAGATGATGGTTCTGGGGATATTCACATTTCCTATAATATACATAAATATGATTTTAAGATATATGAATTAGAGTATAAATGGAATCACATGACAATGTTTTCAGAGCCTTGGTTGAATGCCAATCGTTTCGATTCACATATAATTCACTATGCTGGAAAAGGAATTTTTGATGGAAACATTACAACAAGAATTGAACAAATAAGAAAAGATTATGAAATTATCTATAAATAAAAAAATTTTAATCAACCAACCATATTTTTTGGGTGATATTATTTTTGTGATGGCATTGATTCAAAAATTGGTAATTGATGGGTATGATGTTACATATCCTGTGCGTGACGAATATATTAATCTCCAGAAGAATTTTCCTACAGTTAAAATGATACCACTTAGTAGATTTCCAAATTATGAAAGATATAATCGTACTGAAGTATTATTTGAGGATAATGAATACGTTGCAATATCACTTCGTCATTCATATACGAGAAAAGGTTTACCCTATCACATGAATAATAAATATGAGAGTATTGGTTTACCTGTGGATATGTGGAGAGACATTAAAATTACGAGGGATTTTGAAACCGAAAAAAAAATATTTGATGAATTGGGGTTAAAACCCGATGAAAAATATAATTTAATTAATGAATTTCATCGCCCGTTTTTTCATAGAACACCCATTCTTATTGAAAACGATAATAGAAATATTTATATGAGTCAACTTGATGGTTATAGTCTTTTGGACTGGATTGGAATTATGGAAAATGCACAATCTTTACATATGATTGCTTCTTCAAGTCAATACTTAATGGAAACAATACCTACGATGCCGAAAGAAATGCATATATATAGAAGATATAATGAAAATACTGGTGGTTATTGGGACCATTCTTCATACGAGTTTCTTTTCAAAAGAAATTATGTTTGGCATTAATAAAAGAAATTATGATTGAAACAATTAAATTTAGGGATATTGAATATCCACTACATCAAGCAGTTGGAAATGCAGCACAATTTGCAATCCCATATGCTAAACATTATTGTAAGGGGATTGGGTATGATATTGGGTGCATGAAAAAAGAATGGGCGTTTACTGATTCAATACCAATTGATTTAGATTTTCCTGATGAATATCATGCACTGAATTTACCACAACAAGATGTTGATTATATTTTCTCAAGTCATTGTTTGGAACACATACATGAGTGGGTAGATGTGTTGGAGTATTGGTATGATACATTAAAAATAGGCGGTGTTTTATTCCTATATCTTCCTCATTATAATCAAGAATATTGGAGACCTTGGAACAATAGAAAGCATGTAAACATCTTCACATCTGAAATAATAAAAGATTGGATGGAACAAAAGGGATTTATTAACATTTTTGTTGGTGAAAAAGACCTTAATGATTCATTCATGATAGTGGGTGAAAAAAGAACGATATGACATATTCAAGAGATAAACAAGACATTTTTGTATATAATGTTTTTAAAGAAAAACAAGGTGGCTATTTTATTGATGTAGGTGCATCATTTCCAGTTGCGGGAAACAACACATATTTACTTGAACAGCATGGGTGGGTTGGGTTATCATTTGATATAAGAGATTTCAGTCAACAGTGGAAGACAAGAAATACACCATTTTTGGTTGTTGATGCATTAAAGTGTGATTTTAAAAAAATTTTTGATGATGTTTTTGTTCCTAATATCATTGATTACCTGAGTTCTGATTTGGATGGTAATGGTGATAGATTTGATGGAATTGTCAACATTTTTAAATCTGAACGAGAATTTAAGGTAATTACAATTGAACACGATGCTTATTGTGGGTACGAAGAAACCGAAAGAGAACCACAACGTGAGTTTTTAATTAAGAATGGCTACGTATTACTGTGTGGAAATGTAATGTGTAGTGCTGGACCGTTTGAAGATTGGTGGATTAACCCCAAATTTTTCAAAAAAGATGAATATGAACATTTAATTTGTGATGGGAAATATCCACAAGAAATTATTGATATATTGGGCAATAAAAAATAAAAAGAAGTTTTATGGATGAAAATAAAAATTGTGTGTTTACTGTTATTATTAATGATTACGATAATTTAGTGCCAAGTGAATATAAAAAATTAAGTAATTGGGATTATATTTGTTTTACTGATGACACAAATCTTAAATCTAATTTTTGGGAAATAATTTATGTGGAAAATAATTCTAAAACACAATTAGAACATATCAAATTATCAAGATATTATAAAATAAATTTTTTTAAATATTTAAATAGTTATGAAAATTTGTTGTATTGTGATGGAAATATTCAAATTGGTGAGGACATTAATGAATATTTAGAGAATCTTAAAGATAGTGACATTGTTTTTATTAAACATCCATTCCGACAGACAGTATTGGAAGAAATTAATTATTGTATTTTGCATAAATTAGAAAAAATCGAAATGATTGAAATAATAAAAAAAAGATATGCAGAATATAATTATAATTATGATAATGGATTAATTGCTGGTGGTTTTATATTATTTAATAACAATAAAAGAACAATTAAATTTTTTTCAGAATGGTGGGATGAGATAAAAAATTATTCACATAGAGACCAAATATCTGCAAATTTTGTATTATGGAGAAATCCCGAAATAAAATATAAAATTTTGGATGTCATTTATGATAAAAGACGTTTTGAAATCTTACCACGAAAAAAAGTATATTTTAAAATCTTACCACGAAAAAGAAAAATATGAATATAGTTAATGATAAATCAGGGAACGACATATAGAATTAATTTAGGAAACTCACAACCTCAAAAAAGTGTGGAGTTTGACCACTTAATTGTCACGAGAGGAAATTTAAATTGGGTAGGTGGTGGATTTAGTCCTGCTCACAGCGAAAGAAGAATTCATTTAATGAATCGAACAGTAAGACCATCAATCGAACAACAAACAAACAAAAATTTTAAATTCATCAGCCTCTGGAATGAAAAACCAACACATGCTGGAATTGATGGTGAAATAATGGAAGTCATGAAATCTAAATTTATTTTGAATAAAACATTTACAAAAACACCTGTAATTCATAATGCGGAAATTGTCGAAATTTGTAAAAAACACATTACAAAAAATTATGTGTTGGTGACTAAAGTGGATAATGATGATTGTTTGGGTATGAATTTCGTTGATGTACTTCAAAAAAACGTTGACATCATAAACTACCCTTATTATTATGATATTCTTGCGTTTAGAACATATTATATGATGACAGGAGTAATGGAAATTTGTAAATTACCATATACCAGTATGTTTCTTTCGGTATTGGAAAAAAGTAGTGATTTTGTTTGTTACCCATATAATTATAAACACACGCAAATCAACAGTGTGCTCAGTGGAAAACATATACGGGAATTAGACGCATTATTTACACAACATTTAGATAATTCAGTAGCGGGTGCTTACGGTGCGCCAACAAGATTTAATTTAAAACATTATAGTCCTAAATTAACACAACAATGAAGAAAATAATCAATTTCACACCAACGGGCATAATGCCAACAAAGGAGAATTCAAATGCACCATTACAACCCAATGAAATAATTGAGGATGTACATCAGGCATTTGAATTAGGTATAACATTAACTCATATACATGCAAGAGATAGTAATGATTCAAACACATATAAAACCGAGGTATTTGGTAAAATATTTGATGGGATTAGAAAACATTGCCCCGATTTGGTGATTTGTGCTTCTTTATCTGGAAGACTGTTCCCTGAGTTCGAGAAAAGGTCAGAAGTTTTGGAATTATATCCCGATATGGGTTCATTAACAATGTCGTCAATCAACTTCCCCAAATCGGCATCAATGAACGCACCAGATATGATGATAAATTTGATTGAAAAAATGGATAATTTTGGTATTACCCCAGAGATTGAATGTTTTGATTCTGGTATGTTGAATTATGCCAATTATTTATTGAGAAAGGGAATCATTAAAAGACCAGCATACATCAATGTGATTTTCGGTAACTTATTTAATGCACAGGCAGATGTTGCATCGATATCATCGGTGATTAATAATCTTCCCGATGACGTGTTTACCTGTTTTGGTGGTATTGGGAAAGAGCAATTGAAGATGACTATCATGGGACTTCTATATGTTGATGGCATTAGAATTGGTTTAGAAGATAATTTTTATTACAACGATAAAGAAAAAACAACAAACATCGAATTATTAAAGAGAATTTATAGGGTTATGGATGAACTTGGTCACACAGTATTTAATCACACAGAATTTAAAAATCTTGGATATGGGAACACAAAAATTGGCAATATTGGGGGTTAGTGCTGGTGCGCTAACAATGCTTTTCGATGTTATAGAATCTTCTTTTGAGTTTCAGAAGCAATATGATTTGTTTCCAGAAATCTTCATACTCAACAATTTAGATATTGAGATAGAAAAACCATATATTAACAATGATGTTCTATACACAATGGTAACCGAAATACCAGAAAATTTTGATGGTAAATATCTTGTATGTCCCACAAGAGTGGTTAATAAAATAAAAATATTTAATGTATTCAATATCCCAATTGAACAATTTACAACCATATTCCATGCAATGAGTTCGGTGTCAAAAACGGCAACGATTGGACGTGGATGTGTTATAAATGCTGGTGTTGTGATTGCAGGTCAGAGTGTTATTGAAGACATGGTATTTATTAACAGAGGCTCAACAATTGGACATCACACAAGAATTGGGAGATTTACGACAATAAATCCAGCATGTAATATTGCTGGTGATGTTTTAATTGGAGAAAAATGTGAAATTGGTATCGGTGCAACAATTATTGATGGAATTAATATTGGTAGTAATAATATTATTGGTGCGGGGTCGTTAGTTTTAAACGATATTCCAGATAATGTGGTGGCATATGGCAACCCGTGTAAAATTATTAGAGAAAATGGAACATTATTATAATAATATACATGGTTGGTTTACTTTTCAGGATTTATATTCAGAAATGGTTGAGAAATTTCCTGATGGGTCACACTTTGTTGAGTTAGGGTCATGGCAAGGTAAAAGTGCTGTATTTATGGGGGTTGAGATAGTTAATTCGAATAAGGATATAAAATTTGATTGCATCGATAACTGGTTGTTTGAGGGTGAAATCTATTCTCGAAATTCAGAATACATGAAAATGAAACACAATGCATTTAACATGTTCTTAAAAAACATTGAGCCATTATCAAAAGTAATTAATTACCATAAAATGGATTCGGTGGAAGCATCTAAATTGTATGATGACGAATCGTTAGAATTTGTATATGTCGATGCATCACATTATTACGAAAATGTGAAAAATGACTTAACATATTGGTATCCAAAAGTAAAGAGTGGTGGTGTTATTGCTGGTCACGATTATCAATATGCTGGGGTTAAGTTAGCTGTGGACGAGTTTTTTACTGGAAAAATAATGAAAACCCCTGAAACAAGTTGGGTTTATTATAAAAATAATTTGATATGAAAAAAACATTAGTAATAGGTGATGGGTGTGAAGACCTCTTTAGGTATGGTACTTGTGACAGGTTAAGTCCTGAAGCACCAGTACCAGTAATGAAGCCAACCAGAACTACAGGTAATGGTGGTATGGCAATAAACGTATTTGAGAACCTCAAGGCATTGGGTGTCGATTGTGATATAATTACAAATGATATCAGACCAGTAAAAACCAGATATGTTGATGAAGTCAGTAATCAGATGTTGTTGCGTGTCGATGAAAAAGATGAAATCAGGGAAATTCTGGCAACTGACTTCGATGCGATTGATTTCAGTCAATATGGTGCTGTTGTTATTAGTGATTATGATAAAGGATTTCTATCAGATGTGGCGATTCGGTTAATTACTGAAAAACACGGTTTGGTTTTCATGGACACTAAGAAAAAAATTGGTGATTGGGCATCGGGTATTGAATACATTAAAATAAATTATAAAGAATTTAAAGAAAATTATGATTGGTTATTAAATGAATTCGTTGAGGGTGATTTAGTTGTTACAATGGGAAGGAATGGTGCTGTTTTAAACATGACACAAACGTTTTCAATTGAAACTGAACATGAAGTACGTGACCTTAGTGGTGCTGGAGATACTTTTCTTGCAGGATTAGTTGCAGATTATGTAAAAAATAACGATATTTGCAAGGCAATACGTTTTGCGAATCGATGTTCAGCATGGGTTGTGTCGCAAAAAGGTGTTGTTGTGGTAAATCCAGAGAAGATATGAGGATAATTGATTCCAAATTACAAACACATAATTGTATTGTTCCAAAGAAATGGGGAGAAGAAATTATCATTCATAACGATGAAAATTATTGTGGAAAATTACTTGTTTTTAAGGAAGGTGCTAAATTCAGTATGCATTTCCATATGAAAAAAAAAGAAACTTTTTACGTACAGGAAGGAAAATTTCTTCTTAAGTACATCGACACAAGAGATGCAACACCAATGGAAGAGGAATTAACTGCTGGTATGATTATCGAAGTTCAACAGGGTGACCCACATCAATTGTTGGCTTTAACAAAAGGCATTATATTTGAAGTTAGCACACAACACTTTGATGATGATAGTTATAGAATAGGGAAAGGAGACAGTCAAAATGGATAAAAATTACACAAAACCACACGACAAGGATTACAAAGACACGCCAGAAGATTACCTATGGCTTGTAATGGCATTTGGAAGGGCATTAAGTGCAATGCTTGGTGATGGGCAAGGTATCTTGATTGATATGAAAGCCGATGCATTAAAAATAAGACCAGAAGCAAAGCGTGTTGTGGTTTTTAATGATGGTAAAATGATTAGGGTTGTTGATGCCAGTGAACGCACTGACCTCAAAGACGGTGATAGGATTCAGATGATTGATAAAAACTTTATTTCGAACTGATGTTGATTTACTGTGATGTTGACGGTACAATATGTACAACCGAGGGTGGTTACGACAATGCGAAACCAATTCCAGAGAATATAGCCAAAATCAATAAACTGTTTGACGAAGGTAATATCATAGTTTACTGGACTGCCAGAGGCGGTAATACTGGCAAGGATTGGACGGAACTCACTGGACAACAACTTGTTGCGTGGGGTTGCCGATTTCACGATGTTATTATGAGACAGAAACCCGCATTTGATTTATTGATTGATGACAAGAGTAAACGAATAGAAGAAATTTAATATGAATATCTGGGTAAACGGATGCTTTGACATCTTACATACAGGACATCTTGACTTATTTTGGTACGCCAAATTATATGGTGTTGAGGGTCTTGGGTATCACGAAGCCATGAAGGTGAATAAACTTTATGTTGGTATTGATACCGATGAAAGGGTTAAGATGCTGAAAGGTGACAGTAGACCGATAAACGATGCCCATGATAGGGCGAAAATGCTCAGTAATTTAAAAATGATTGACAGCGTTGTTATATTTCATGATGACGATGAAATGCGATATTTTATAACATCTTTTAATACTGATTATTTAATGGTGGGTGACCATTACAGGGATAAAGTTGTAATTGGTGCTGAGTGTGCAAAGTCTGGGGTTATTTACTATCCTACAGATGAGAGGTCAAGTACAGGCATTATTGAAAAAATAAAGAAACTATGATTGTAGTTACAGGCGGTGCAGGTTTTATTGGTCAGAATTTAGTTAATAAATTAATTGAATTGGGACATGAAAATATTGTTGTTATCGATAATAATATTAATAGGTCGATTGAGAAGTATTTTGGTGTTAAATATATGACCGTTGAAGATTCGTACCTCTGGCTTGAGTTCAACCGTTATGACATTGATGTTGTTTATCATCTGGGCGCACGTACTGATACTATGGAGAAGGACGAGAAGATTTTCGAACGTCTTAATCTGAATTACAGTAAGTTGATTTGGAATTTCTGTAGTGATTACGATATTTCTTTGATTTATGCCAGCAGTGCTGCTACTTATGGTGATGGAGAAGACGGGTTTGATGACGAAGAACCCATTCTTAATTTAAAACCGTTAAATCCCTATGGTGAATACAAACACTATTTTGACATGTACGCCCTTGGTAACTCAATTGGTGATAAGAAGTATCAACCATCGTTCTGGACAGGATTGAAGTTCTTCAATGTTTATGGAAACCATGAAGAACATAAAGGTGCAATGGCATCGGTTATCTGGCATTTCTACCATCAAATAAAAGAAACTGGTGCTGTGAAACTATTTAAATCACATGTTGATTTTTGTGAAGACGGTGAACAAAAACGTGATTTTATTCACGTTTCTGATATCATAAATGTGATGATTTTACTTTATGACATCAGACATATTGTGCCTTCAGACATCTATAATCTGGGTACAGGACAAGCCAGAACATACAACGATTTGGCAAAAGCAATTTTTAAAAGTTTAGGAAAACAAGAGAATATATCATATATTGACACCCCTTTGGAAATCAGGGATAGTTACCAATACTACACCAGAGCTAAAATGGATAAACTACTTGAAACTATTTCGGGGTACAATTTTCTTACGTTGGAAGAAGGTATTGATTTGTATATAAAACTATTAGAATATGAAAATTGCTAACGTCATTCACGAAAAGGAACTGGTAAATCACACAAAAGCACAGTACATCAACTACTTCAACGAACCCAAAGTCTATGATGACCTTGATAAGTCGTTGCCCACATTATACGTGGGGTGGTCTTTTATGAAAACCTGTAATCCCGATAATGATATTATTCAAAACGCTGATATCTTGAAGAAGAAAATCATAACGAATGAACTATATTGGGAATTCAGTTTTCGAGAAAGTAAACCATCCCATGTTAAAGGGGTTGATACTTTTGTTGGTTTAGCACCACAATTTTATTTCACACCGAAATATACGTATATTAATCTTGACCCCGTTTTCTTTCAATTAAAAGACATTGATGATGTTATGGATGTCACACCCAAAGAAATTGATGCCACTTATTTATATAAAGGGGAAATGTTCTATATTTTATGTGAAAATAAAATTACGGGAATCGACCTGAGAATGTATGGTTTCTTTAAATTTGATATCCCACAATTACTCGCCAGATTACAAGGAAGAACAACCAATCGCTTCGTTGATAAAGAGGGTGAAACCTACCAATCATATTACAAAATCTTTCCAAATTTTGAACTTCTGAAAAGATATATCGTAACGATATTGTCAAAATGAATGTTAAGTAGTATTTATAATAAATAATTATAGTACTATGGAAACAAAAGTAGAAAAAGCAATTAGTGATTTTGTTGAAGAACCTCAAGTAGAGGAAGTAGAAACAAAGGACGATGAAGCAAAAAAAGTTATTCTTGACGAAAGAGAAGGCTTAATTGAAAGAGTCGATAAAATCTATGTAACCAAAAACGGCAAACAATTACTAAGAGAACAATACTAATATTCATTCGACAATGGCAAATGAAAAGAAATCGAATCTTTCTGAAGAATATCTAAGAAAGTTCAGACATCGTTCGGGATACGTAATCAATGAATCCCCAAAATATCGTCCATTAGTGACTGATAATGAGGAATTTGATGAAATTCCTGTACTTGAGGTAGGTGACCAAGAAGATGCTCCGAAACCACAAGGTTTAGTGCGTCCAGCACCAAGTAATGACGTACCACAAGGTGCTGAAACACCAGTTCCAGCATTTGATGCTGAAGCAGGTGGTGAGCCACCAGAAGGTGAGATGACTGACCCAATGGGTGAACCAACGGCAGGTGAAGACCCACTGATTGGCGGTCCACAGGCTGCTGATGCTGGTATGGGTATGCCACCACCAGAACCTGAAAACGAGGTCGATGACCTTCAAAACGAAATTATTAAACACAATATCGAAGCCATGAGAAGTATTCACGACCAATTAGAAGGTTTGAATTCAACCATTCAGGGACTGAATCAGAAAATGGATGTATTGGGTGCTGAAGTTGAAGAAGTTCGTGAACCAACTGACTCGGAAAAACTCATGAATAAAACCGATGTGAGTTATCCTTATTATTTCAATCTAAATGATTTGTGGTCAGATAACTGGTTTGACCAAAAGCGTGTTGGTGCTGATGGCAAGACTGATGATAGAGGTATGAAAGAATTACCTGATGGTACTTATGTTGCGGATTTCGATGATTTACCGCAGAAGTCTAAGATAGATGTGCAGAACAGTTTTAACGACATGGTGTAATGAAGAAATATGATAAACAAAGATTATTTGAAGTCATGGGAAGACTTGACCCAACGTTTAAACCCAGATTAAATGAGGGAGATGCCTTCAATGATGCTGGTGAGCCATTAATGACACATCAACAATTTAATGATTACAGTGAACCTGCTGAACCTGAGTACGATGATAATGAAAAACCACAATACCCAAAAGGTATGGGTGATTTTAATCATGTTGATTGGCAAATGGTACATGAACAACTGGTTATAAATACCGAATTACTTAGAGCAAATAAAACAAGTGACGGTAATTTAATGGCTGCAAATGTTGGTGATTTTACCGATTATGATGGTATGTTGAGTCCTGAAGAATTAAAACAACTCGAAGCATTTAATTTGATTTGGATTGACGGTCATTTTCCAATGATTGATGACGAACAATATTTGGATTTCGAAACATTTAAAGCAAAGGCTGCTGAGATATGGGATAAAGATACTCCAAGTCAGATACAACCAAATGATAGTGAAGCACCTTATTTAAGAGGTAGAGAACCAATGTCGGAAGAAGAATTTGGTGCTCAAGAGTTACCAATACAAAATGTTCCTTCTCAGATTGATGGACGTAGTAAAGTAAGTGCAAAGAATTTAATATATAAACACATTGAACCTTTAATGAAAGGTATTTTTAGTGATGAATCATGGGAAGGTGTTAGAAAAATATGGGATAAGTTTGGTGAATTGGGTCTTGATTGGGATTTTAGCCGTAATTCCGAATATTATGGTGGCATGCCACCACAAGGCAAAACTTGGTATTTCGAAATCAAGTTCATGGGAAATAACGACAGACCCCAAACATTATTTGGTACTTTAACAGCAGCAGGTGCTGGTAGCGTTGAAGACCCATTAGGTAGATACGATATAACAGTAGTATTGTCATAACATGAAAATATTTCACCCATATGGTTCAAAAGAAAGACTCTTTGAAATGGTGAATAGAGTTAATGGTCTCAATGAAGAACTTCTCCCAAAAGAGAAGAAAGAAGAGATTATTAATAAATTCGTCAAAGAAGTTTGTAAATATTTGGGTGTTAGTAGTAATAAGATAGAGATATCATATGACCCAAAAGAAGCACAGGGAATGTCTTCTTTCGGTAAACACACCCCAAGTACGGGGATTATTAGAGTGGTTGCAGAGAATCGAAACCTTGCTGATGTTCTGAGAACACTGGCACACGAGTTGGTTCATCGCAAGCAAGAGAAAGAAGGTAAACTTTATGCTGGTGCTGGTGATGATGGTACTAACATTGAAAACGAAGCAAATGCTGAAGCAGCATTAATAATGAGAAGGTTTGGTAAAACCAATCCGATAATTTTTGAATAAAAACAGAGGCTATGAAAATAAAAACACCAATTGGTAGTAAAGAAAGATTCCTTGAAATGTTTCAAGGCGTTAATAAAGTTCAACTAAACGAAGTCAATACAAATGTGGTGCAAACTGGCACACAATTGATTGAAAAAGCGTTTGAAGAACTAAAAAATAAACAAGCCAACATTCAACAAACTAATACACAAACAGTTGGTGATAATAATTTTGTTGAAATAATCAGTAATGACGAAGAAGGTAATGTAATTACATTCAAATTTAAAATTGATTCAGCAGAAGGTGACCAAGATGGTGTCTATAATGTGAGTAATGCGGTTCTATCTGAATTCAAAGTTCAATCACAAACACTTAATGTTGATATGCCCGAAAATATGGAGGCTGTGCAGGATTTTAATGCGAATCATGGTGGTGAAATCATGGATGTCGTTAGTGAATATGCTAATTTTGAAACCGAGACTGCAAGTCTTGGTGACGAGGTTTATGAGGAAGCCGTAAGATTCATTGATAAAGTACCATATAAAAAAGGCACGGAGCAAATGCAAACCAATAAAGCATATGCCGACCAGAAACCAACTAATCCTGATGTAAGAGTTAAATCTGATGAATTGGATAAATTTGTGAGTGAAATGGATGAATATGAACCAGAAGCCGAAGAAGACCCAATGGCGTTACCGCCCGAATTTACTGATGCCGACATACCTGATGACGATGATGATACAAAAGGTATCGACCCTTTTGACCAAGAAATAATGGATTATGAAAATGATGATGAACCTCTGGAACAAGTAAGTCCAGAGAAGGCTGCTGTTATTAATCAGGCTTATGACAACCTTGTCAATGCTGGAAATCAAGCACCCACAACTAATGAAATAATGGCAGAAATCGATAGGTTACAGGGTAAAGTAAAACCAGTTGAAAAAACAAGAGCAATTCCTAAAGGTGCTGAAGCATTTTGGGAAAGCAAACATAAGGTTATTGATATGAATGCCGATACCGCAACCCAACATTTGTACAATAAAACGGTTTCACCAGAAATGAAGGAAAAAGTAATTAGATTTGCCGATGAAATTCTTGGTGAACGTCTTGGGGTTAGAAAATTTCAAATGCCCAGAGAAGAATATCTGGAAATGGTTAGGAAATTGGCAATTGAAATTTATCGACAAGATGCTATTGAAATGAATGAAACCGAAGAAAAGAAAATCAGTAAAGATTACCCAGACCAAATGGGAAAGAAGTTCAAACCCAAAAATCAGATACCAAAGAAAAAGAAGAGACCACAATCTGTGGTAAAACTAAGTGAGGAATCTGAAATACCTCAAGAATATTGGGGAAATCCTGAAGATGAGATAAATGAAGAAGATGTTGAAAAAGAAAAAGAAGAAGTTGGTGATATGATTGCTGGTGGTAAAGCCGATAAGAAAAAACCACAGGATTTTGATAAAGAACAAATAAAGATGGGATTAAAAGTTGAGATGGAACACACTGATGACCCAATGGTTGCTATTGAAATTACTATGGACCACCTTACAGAATTTCCTGATTACTATACACGTCTTGATAAAATGGAAAAACAAGCTAAAGGTGATACCAAATCAGAAAGTGAAGAACCTCATGAAAGCGGTGCATATCTTCAAGACGGCATGCCCGGTGAGAAAGACCGAAATGGACACCCAATACCATCAGTTGACCCAAATTTTACTATGATGAAGCCAATGGAAGGTATGGTAGATAATACTCCTGAAGAAGAAGAAATTACTGATGAATTACTTGGATATAAACCACATAATGTCGGTGATTATGCAAGTGAAGAATTTGACCATGTTCCAAGTGCTGATGCCGAAAAACAATATTGGGATAAAGAACATTACAAACAAGACCAAGAAAAAGAAGTTGGTGGAGAAGAGGAAAAAGAAGAAATTATTGACGAAGAAGACGGAATGGAAGAATATACTGGTGAAGTTGGTGACCGTTACCAAGACGGTGAAGGTAACCAATTCACAGTAAGAGATATGGTAAAAGGCGGTGTGACGTTACAGGGACAAGGTGGTGATAAAGAAATTGCTACACGTGATATACAGTTTTTGAAAAAACTCAGTGAAGAGGTAAATAAACATATTGTTGTATATGATGGTACATCTGCTTATGTTGAAAATGAAAATAATATTCCAGAAGATGTTGAGGTAATAGGAAGATTTAATAATATCGATGATGCCCAAGCATTTGCTGATAAATATAATGATAGTGCATATGCCATTACCGAAGAACAAGTTAAAACGGCAAGACAGGCATTGAATAGGAGAGGAATTACTGATGGAATGACGAAAAAAGAAGCTGTACAACTTTTAATCAAGCACAATATCAAATAATTAATTAAATATTCACACAATAAAAGAGACTACCACGTGTAGTCTTTTTTGTTTATGAGTATTTATAGAAAAATATATTGATGTCGACATTCAGGTCATATTTCTCAAAGAACGATACGTTGATTAGTACTAATCTAACCAACAATTCTCAGAACCCCGTTACTGAGGTGTCATATGGTTCACTTCAAGAAAGAATTACCAGATTCATTTTTGATGTTGATTTATCGGATTTAATCGATAAAATCAATAATGGATTCATAATTCCAAGTACTGGAATGACACACATTTTACATATGACCAATACTATAAGTTATGCTCAACAATATTTGGGAAAGAAATCGTATTCCGAAGCCATTGAAAGAGCAAATAGTTTTGACTTGGATTTGTTCAATGTTGATGAAGATTGGGATGAAGGAAGTGGTTATGATTTTATATATGATGACATAATTTTTCCTGATGCTATTGAGCAAGCAGCGAATTGGAAAGACAGAAAAACTGATGTGGAGTGGACAAATGCTGGTGCATATAATACTGGCACAACACAGATAATTGGCACACAGAGATTTGAAACAGGTGGTGAAAGCCTGAATATTGATATTACTGATTACATAAACCAGAGACTCACTGAAATGGGTGTTAGTGGATTAACAGGAACAACAGGATATACTGGAAGCAGTTTTGGTCTTGGTCTTAAATTTCCAGACAGTCTTGAAGAACTCGTAACCCTTTATACACAAGCAGTTGCGTTTCATGCAAAAAATACCAATACTTGGTATGAACCCTATGTCGAAACCGTTGTTGATGACACAATTACTGATGACCGTAACTATTTCTATCTGGATAAAGACAATGATTTATATCTCTATGTAAATATTGGTGGCATTTTACAAGATATTAGTGTGTCGAGTGTTAATATTTACGATTATGAAGACAATCTAATTAATACATTAACTGGTGATTCGATTGTGAATGTGACTAAAGGCATCTATAAAATCACATTAAATATTGATTCAGAAAGTTATCCAGATGCTGTTATATTCAAAGACGAGTGGAATCTCGTTATAAATGGTAGAGAAACTCAACATCTTGGTGAATTCTATCTAATTTCAGAGAAGAAATTCTATACTTTCGACCAAACAAACCAAATTGATTTCGCCAATTATTTCTTCTATTTCTGGGGAATTTCTCAAAAAGAGAAACTTACTGCTGGAAATGTGAGAAAAGTAAAATTAACAATAAAAGAACTATACGCAAATCAAAATAATTTCTTACCTTTAGATATTGAGTACAGGGTGTTCATAACTGTTGGTGAAAAATATGAGATTGATGTAATACCTTTCACAAGTGTTGATAGAACAAGTGCGGGTTATGAATTTAACCTCGATACATCTTGGTTAATACCACAAGATTATTACCTGCAAATAAGAATGAAGAACGGAAATTATTACGAAAATAAGCAAACTTTATCATTCACCGTTGTTTCTAACAAATTATCACCAATTTAATCAAAAAACTTACGATTTTTTTTAAAAAGACTTGTATTTATGATGAATGAAGGCTATATTTGTAGCATAATTTAATAATTGAAAAATAACTTTACTGAAAAACCAATTGAAAAAAATGGAAAATCAAACACAGACAGGTCAACAAGACATGTCACAATTAAAGTCTATGTTTTCGGACTATCAAAAGAAACAATCTCAAACAACAAACAAAAAATCACGTGAAGACCTTTTAGCAAAGTATTTCGTTCCACGAAAAGCTAAAGAGATTTTCAGAATTCTCCCCCCAAAAGCAGGTAGAAAACACATCGATGAAGCATTCTTCCATGTTATTAGTACTAACGCAGCAGGTGGGAAGAAAAAGCATGGCACAGTGATTTATTGTCCCGCACACAATGACCCTAAAGTACCCAAGTTGGATGCTAATGGAAAACCTTTACTGGATGGTAATGGTGCTCCAATGCTCGTACCTGCACCATGTCCTTTATGTGCAAAACATAAGACTTGGCTTGCAAAACAAGACCCTTCTCTCAAAGGAATTAAGAAGGAAAATATGAATGACTTGCAGTTAGTGGTTAAAGCCAAAAACGATGAAATTTATAAGGAAGCCATTAAATGGGAAGCCAAGAAATTCTACATCGTCAGAGGTATTGACAAAGGACTGGAAAAAGACGGAGTTAAATTCTGGAGATTTAAACACAATTACAAAAATCAGGGAACGCTTGACAAAGTTCTTCCTATCTTGGAAGATTATATGACAAGTCAACAAGCTGATTTTAGTGATGCATTGACTGGAACTGACCTGAATATCATTATGACGGACAGCGAATTTAATGGACACGTGTACAAAGCAATTTCTGCCATTACCGCCAAAGGAAAATCACCACTTCATGCCGACCCACAAGTTATGCAAGCATGGCTTGATGACGACATCACTTGGAGAGATGTATTTCTTCCAAAGAAAGCACCTAATACCACACCATACGAGTTTCTCGAAATGTGTGCAGGTGGTACTAATCCTTATTGGGAAGATACAGACCAAACGAACAAACATTGGGTGTTCCCGGGTCGTCCAGATTTGGAAACAAAAGCCAATACTCGTACCATGAATCTTGACAGTGAGGAAAAGAATTTCGAACAGGCAAGTGATTTAGAAGAACTACCACGTGTAACTATCAGTAACATAACTCCTGAAAAGGTTGGTGAATTTACTGATGACGCAAGTGATGTTGGTAAAGAAACTCTTGCAGCAGCACCAGTTGTGGAAACAGCACCAGTTGCTGATGCATCAGTAGAGGATGATGTAGAGGATGATGTAGAGGATGAAAATCTTGATTCTGGGTCGGATTACGATGACCTTCCCTTTTAAAATTTACGGGGTTCAAAAAAAGGGGAATTATGTTCCCCTTTTTTGACCTTATTAAAATCACAAATTTATGGCAAAGAAGACAGAAGTACCCAGCAATGCGGTACGAAAACCAACACCAAAAAAGAAATTCAGTCTCGATGATTTCAAAAAGAAAATAGGAGCAGATAATGTTCCATCGAAACCCCTATTGTGGATTCCAATTGATGACGCATTGAAGGAAGCAACTGGCATGCCCGGTGTACCGAAGGGATATGTAACACTTTTCCGTGGATACAGCAACACTGGCAAATCAACTGCTTTAATGCGTTCAATCGCCAATGCTCAGAAAATGGGAATACTACCAATCATTATTGATACCGAAAATAATATCGATGATGGTAATGAGAGACTTACTCTCATGGGATTTGATTGGAGTGCTCCACATATTTTAGTTAATAACAAATTCCTTCTCGATAATTTCGGAAAACTTCAAAATAAGGAAAGGAAAGAAGCAGCAATTGAAGACCTTGCAAAAGCCGTTTATTATTTCCTTGACCAACAAGACGGTGGTAATCTGCCTTTTGATTTGTATTTCGCAATAGATTCAATTGGAACACTGAATTGTATTGCTACAATTGATGCTGCGGTGAAAGAAACTGGACAGAATAACATGTGGAATGCGGGTGCTTACGAAAAAGCATTTATGTCAATACTAAATAACTCAATTCCAAATAGTAGGAAAATTGATAGTCAATATACAAATACTATTGGTGCTGTTCAAAAAATCTGGTACGACAGTATGAATAAAGTCGTGAAACACAAAGGTGGTGAAACTTGGTTCTTTGGTGCAAGAATGATTTATAATTTCGGTGGTATCATAACTCATGGAACTAAGAGAGTTACTGCTGCAAGTAAATCACGTGACGTTAACTTCGGATTCGAAAACAAAGTTAATATAGCCAAGAATCATGTTGATGGTGCATTGGGTGGAATTTCATTAGAAGGTAAGATTGCATCTACTCCACATGGATTTATATATGCAGATGAAAATGGTATTAAAGAATATAAAAAGAAAAACATTCTTCATTTCCGTAACATACTTGGTGATGACACTCTAACTGCCGAAGACATCATAATCCAATCCAAAGAAATGGACGATGAAGGAAATGTTATCGAAAAAAGTAAAATAACCATTGGTGACGATTCAGTGACAACTAATATCAACAATGCAGAGGAAACTGAGGAATGAAAACCAGAACACTTTTAGTCGATAGTAGTTATCTTTTAAAGCGTTCGTTTCACGGAGCAAAAGATGTGCAAACCACCAAATTCGGACATATTGGTGGTTTGTATTCTTTTTTAACTACGGTTCGAAAGATGATTAAAGACCACATGATTAACAAAGTAGTGTTAGTCTGGGACGGTGAAGGTGGTGGAATTCAACGTTATCGAATAGACCATGCATATAAAGCGAATCGAGTCAGTAAGGAATGGCATAAACGCATAGAAATGAGTGCTGCTGAGATTCGTAGAGAAAATGAAAAGAAAGAATCGATTCTTAATCAACGTCAAAGAATTAAGGCATATGCAGAAGAACTGTTTTTGAGACAAATTCAAGTCGATGATACCGAAGCCGATGATATTATTGCTGCTTATTGTTTGGAACACAACAATAAAGAAGAAATTTTCATCTACTCCAATGACCGTGACTTCGCACAACTACTTGACCTGAATATCACAATAATATTCCCGAACATCGACCAACCAGTAACGAAAACAAATTATATCATGTATTTCAATCATCATTACACCAATGCTTTGGTGATGAAAATTATTTGTGGTGATGATGCTGACAACATTAAAGGTGTTGGTGGAATAAAGGAAAAAGGTCTGGTGGAAAAGTTTCCCGAACTCAAATTCAAGACATTAAGTGTTCGAGAGGTGTGTGGTAGAGCCGATGAAATACAACAGGAACGAGCAGCAAAAAAAATGAAACCCTTAATAGCGTTGAAGAATTTGTTATCACCTGAAGGCATTGAGAGATTGAAAACTAATTTTCAACTTGTAAATCTAAGACAACCAATACTTAATGAACAAGCTAATGAAGAACTACTACAACTCGAAGTACCATTATCACCAGAAGACCGAGGGAGTAAAAATCTCTATAAATTGATGATTGAAGATGAATTTTTAAGTGTTTACGGTAGTACATTCCCACAATATGTCGAACCTTTTTATACTGTAATCATGAACGAAAAGCAGTTACTTACAGAGTATTGTAGGAATAACAAAAATAGTTTATAAAATTCCTTTCATCTTAATGGGATTCTCGCTATATTTGCTAATAGTTATTAACAACTAAAAAATAATGAAATGAACGAAAAGGAAAATAATAACGTGTTTAGATTTTCACTGTATCAAGGCGATGTTTTGTTGTGTGAAAAAATGTTTGATGCCGATAAGTTTAATCCTTTTACCCGATATTCAATTGATGTCAGAGATATTCTTCCAAGAGCCATTACGAGGTTGCAGAAAACCTTGTCGAAACGAAGTTATGATGTGGTTGTAGAAGTTGGTAGGGATGTGGATAATGATACTGACCACGTTTATGACCTCTATAATTATCATCAGAAGATGGTTAATCTTTATCCCAGAGAATGGAGAGATGAAATGCGTTATAATCCACAATCTATTGTACAACAGATTGAACAAAAAACAATTCGTGGCGTTCCCTGTAAAATCGGATTATATATAAATGAAAATCCAATTGTTGAACGTGAATTTTTTGTTGACGGATTCAACCCCGTTGCAAGGCAATCTCTTGATATTATGTATGTTGTTACTGATATCGCAGACACTATTCAAAATAAAATCAAAAGGAGCGACATTAAAAATATGTGGGATGATTATGATTTAATTAATTACAGAGGTCTGTCGATTAATCAAATCAGGGAACTCCCTAATTTCAAAAGAGAAGAAATGCTGAGAAGACTCAGACGAAATTAATTTTATTGGGACGGGGATAGGGTCTTTCCTTACAATTCTGACCAATTTTAATTAAACCTTGTTCTCGTCCCTTTTTTACCCATATTTTTAACATGACGGAAAATACAGAAAACACATTAACAGCATATCTTGGTCCTGAATTTCAACAACGCCTAATGTGGCAATTGTTGGTTGAACCAGAGTTTGCAGAAAAAATAATACCAGACTTAGCAATCGAATATTTTGATGACCCAAATCATAAGAGGTTATTCATTATCATGTTGGAATATTTCAAGGAGTTTGATAAAGTTCCAAATCTTCAGAATCAAAGCATTCATCAAGCAATTAATAAATATAAGACACCAAATAATCCTATTGAAGAAGAATCGTTATTTGCTGTTATCAAACGTATTGAACTCTGGAACGAGAGAATCATTAATAAGCAAATGCTTTATGATGGTGATGTTGTACAGATATCGACCAATTCCTTTATTAAACAACAGGAATATCGTAAATTGGCTGAAAACGTTCTTGATAAAGTCAAGAATGGTGAGATAAAAAACAAATATGTTATTGCTGCAATAGAAGACCGATTCCAAAAAATATCACATATTGGTGAAACCGATGACGATTCCGAGTCACTTACTGAAGGAATTAGAAAAGCACTAAGAAAAGAATTCCGAGAAACCATACCAACGGGCATTGGTGCAATTGACGTATTAACTGGTGGTGGATTAGGTAAGGGTGAAATCGGTGTCATTCTCACACCATCAGGTGTTGGTAAAACAACTGCACTTACAATTATCGCAAATACCGCATATGAATGTGAAAAAAATGTTGCTCAGATTGTCTTTGAGGACACCAAAGACCAGATTAAACGTAAACATTTTACAATTTGGGCAGAGTCGGCACTAAGTAGATTGAATGAGGACGAAGAGAATGAACGAGTTTTTAAAATTTCCGATGATAAAGCCAGAGAAATGGA